CGGTGGTCGCCGTATCATTTGCGACAGCATTGGGTGCCAAGGCGTTTCTTCAGCAGTACGGCCAGAACATGGCTTTTGACGCTAACCAAGTGCGCTCGGCGCTTACCAATAAGCTGCTAGAGATAGCTAACTGTGGCGAGACTAAGTTTGAGCTTAAGGCGCTGGAGCTGCTGGGCAAGCATAGCGATATCGGTCTGTTCACCCAGCGCAGCGAAATCAATATCAACTATAACAGCCCCGAGGCGTTGGAAAGCGCCATCAAGGAGCGGGTCAAGCGCCTGCTGGACGCTGACGTGATTGACGTTGTGCCCGTTGGTACGACTCTGGACGACGAGTTTGGTTTCTACGAAGGCCCCGAGGACGAGACCCCTGAAGGGGACGACGAGCAATGACGTCCAACATCAGCCTAGCTGATCTACCAAAGATTCTCCCCCTGCTTCCTTTGCACGAGCAGGAGCGGTTACTGGCTGAGCTGGAGAAGCTCCAAGAACTTAAAACAACAAAGCTTGCCCGAGAAAAGTTCCTTGCCTTCGTCAAGGAGGTGTGGCCGTCGTTCATCGGTGGCAGGCACCACGCCAAGATGGCTGATGCGTTTGAGCGGGTGGCTCGCGGCGAGTGCAAGCGGCTAATTATCAACATGCCGCCCCGGCATACCAAGTCCGAGTTTGCCTCTTACCTTCTACCTGCATGGTTTTTGGGCAAGTTCCCGCACAAGAAGATCATCCAGTGCTCCCACACAGCGGAGCTGGCAGTGGGCTTTGGCCGTAAAGTGCGAAATCTTGTAGATACAGAAACCTACCACAAGATTTTTCCTGATCTGAGCCTAGCCGCAGACTCAAAAGCAGCCGGCAGGTGGAACACCAGCAAGGGCGGGGACTATTTCGCTATCGGTGTCGGTGGTGCCGTTACCGGTAAAGGGGCCGATGTCCTCATCATCGACGACCCGCACAGCGAGCAAGAAGCAGCTATCGCGGAAATCAACCCAGATATCTACGACAAGACCTATGAGTGGTATACTTCTGGGCCACGTCAGCGTCTGCAACCGGGTGGGTCTATCGTCGTCGTCATGACACGTTGGTCTAAAAGGGACCTGACGGGGCAAATCCTTAAGGATGCGTCGGCCAACGAGAGTATGGGTGAGTGGGAAGTTATTGAATTTCCTGCTATTCTTCCTTCGGACAAGCCGCTGTGGCCTGAGTTCTGGGAGCTGGACGAACTCCTAAAAGTTAAGCGCGACGTCCCTAATAGTAAATGGCAAGCGCAGTACCAGCAGAACCCCATCTCTGAGTCCGCTGCTATTATTAAGCGCGAGTGGTGGCAGGAGTGGTCGAGCGACATACCGCCGTCGTGCGACTTTATCCTTCAAAGCTGGGATACGGCCTTCGAGAAAACCTCACGGTCCGACTATTCGGCGTGCACGACATGGGGTGTGTTCTACCAAGCAGACGACTCGGGCATATCTCAGGCCAATATTATCCTGCTCAACGCCTTCCGCGACCGCATGGAGTTCCCCGAGCTTAAAAAGGCAGCCATCGAGGAGTATAAAGAGTGGAGTCCGGACGGCGTCATCATTGAAAAGAAGGCGTCAGGTGCGCCGCTTATCTACGAGATGCGTGCTATGGGCATCCCAGTACAGGAGTTCACCCCAACGCGTGGCAATGACAAGATCAGCCGGTTGAACGCCGTCGCTGACATATTCGCCTCCGGAAGAGTATGGGCACCACCCACCCGCTGGGCGGAAGAAGTCATTGATGAAGTGGCTGAGTTTCCTGCGGGTTCTCATGATGACTACGTCGATACCGTCTCTATGGCGATGCACCGGTTCCGTAAGGGTGGCTACGTAACAACCAACCTCGACGAACCCGACGATATCATATACTTTAAGAGCCGTAAGCAACAGGGATATTACTGATGGCCGTCGATAAAGCTCTCAATCAAGCGCCGCTGGGTCTTGATGCGTCGTTTTCCGGAGGTGTAATGCCGGGAGTGAACATGGAGCCTGATCTTGAGATCGAGATCGAGGACCCTGAGTCCGTTACCATCGGCATGGATGGGCTGGAGATCGAGATTGAGCCCGGTGATGACGACGAGGACCAAGAATTTAATGAAAACCTTGCGGAAATCCTCGGTGAAGGCGAGCTAACCGAGCTTGTAGGCGACCTGATCGGGGACTACGACGACGATATCGCCAGTCGCCGCGACTGGATACAGACTTACGTCGATGGTCTTGAGCTTCTGGGGATGAAGGTTGAGGACCGCACCGAGCCATGGCCCGGTGCCTGCGGTGTGTACCACCCGCTCCTCGCTGAATCGGTCGTTAAGTTCCAAGCTGAGACCATGATGGAGACGTTCCCGGCTCAAGGGCCGGTGCGGACGCAGATTATCGGCAAAGAAACACCGCAAAAGCGAGATGCAGCGCGGCGCGTCCAAGACGATATGAACTACCAGCTGACCGACCGCATGGTTGAGTACCGCCCGGAGCACGAGCGGATGCTGTGGGGCCTTGGTCTTGCCGGTAACGCGTTCAAGAAGGTGTATTACGACCCGTCGATAGGGCGGCAGGTGTCGATGTACGTGCCCGCAGACGACGTCGTGGTGCCCTATGGCGCGTCTAACCTCGAATCTGCTGAGCGTGTCACCCATGTGATGCGCAAGACGCCCAACGAGCTTAAAAAGCTCCAGCGTGATGGCTTCTACCGCGACGTGGAGCTTGGCGAGCCTGACAATACGCTTGATGAGGTCGAGAAGAAGATTGCGGAGCGCCTTGGCTTCCGTGCTACGACCGACGACCGCTTTAAATTGTTGGAAATGCAGGTTGATCTCGTCATCGAGGATGACAAATTTAGGGACAAGGACGATGAGGGTATCGCTCTTCCTTACATTGTTACGATTGAGAAGGGATCAAGCGAAATCCTCGCCATCCGGCGCAACTGGCAGCCCGACGACAAGCTTAAGGCAAAGCGCAATCACTTCGTACACTACTCTTACGTACCCGGCTTTGGCTTCTACGCCTTCGGCCTTATTCACCTCATCGGTGCCTTCGCCAAGTCAGGCACCAGCCTCATCCGTCAGCTTGTCGATGCAGGCACACTGAGCAACCTGCCCGGTGGCTTCAAGACTAAGGGGCTGCGGGTCAAAGGTGATGACACGCCCATCAGCCCTGCTGAGTGGCGAGACGTGGACGTGGCGTCAGGCACGATGCGCGACAACATTATGCCGCTGCCGTATAAAGAGCCGTCACAGGTCCTCTACAGCCTGCTGGGTACCATCGTAGAGGAAGGCCGTCGCTTCGCTGGTATGGCGGACCTTCAGGTCGCTGATATGTCGGCAAACGCCCCTGTGGGGACGACACTGGCTATCCTTGAGCGCAGCCTCAAGATGATGTCGGCGGTGCAGGCGCGCATCCACTACTCGATGAAGCAGGAGTTCAAGCTCCTCAAGAACATCATCGCTGACTATACGCCAGAGAAGTACAGCTACGAGCCGGAAGAAGGCAGCCGCAAGGCCAAGAAGTCCGACTACGACAACGTCGATGTGCTGCCGGTAAGCGACCCTAACGCTGCCACCATGGCGCAGAAGATCGTCCAGTATCAGGCAGTTATCCAGTTGGCGCAGGGTGCGCCGCAAATCTACGACATGCCCTATCTGCACCGGCAGATGTTGGAGGTGTTGGGCATCAAGAACGCAAACAAGCTTGTGCCGTTGAAGGATGACGACGACCGCAAGCCGCGTGACCCGGTCAGCGAGAACATGGACGTCATTAACGGTAAGCCGGTCAAGGCGTTCATCTACCAAGACCACGAGGCGCATATCACCGTCCACATGGCTGCTATTCAGGACCCCAAGATTCAACAGTTGGTGGGTCAGAGCCCGATGGCGCAGCAGATTATGGGTGCCATGGCAGCGCACATCCAAGAGCATGTGGCGTTTGAGTATCGTCGCCAGATTGAGCTTCAGGCAGGCGTCCCGCTGCCGCCACCGAACTCGGATATGTCGGAAGACGTTGAGCTTCAGGTTTCGCGTCTTGCAGCTGCTGCCGCAGGCCAGCTTCTCCAGAAGAACAAGGGCGAGGCTCAGCAACAGCAGAACCAGCAGATGGCTCAAGACCCCATCGTGCAGATGCAGATGCAGGAGTTGCAGATCAAGCAGGGCGAGCTTCAGTTGAAGCAGCAGAAGCTTCAGATCGAGGCCGCTGAAAAGACGGATCGTATGGACGTCGAGCGCGAGCGCATCGCCGCGCAGAAAGAAATCGCTGGTCTCCAAGTTGGGGCCAAGATTGCAACGGATAAAGCTAATT